AAGGATTGAAGGCAAATGATTAAAAAATTCAGTTTTGTATACACTTCAATATTGATATGTATACTTTTCCCATTTTTGTGTACAGGTTGCCATGACCAGTACAGGTATTTTTGCCAAGACCCTGATAATTTCAACAAAGAAATGTGCCAGAAACCCAGATGTGAGTTTGATCAAGATTGTCCTGAATATTTAGTAGCACCCATTTTGGAGAAGAAAATTGAAGGAAATCCTCCTAGCGCTCCTCAACAGCCCCAAGGATCGACTGTCTGCCGATGACATAGAAGTCCGAGTTCGGGCTTTTGTTGTTATTACAGTGACCTTGATTCTGTTCTTTATTGTGGTCACGCTGATCTATAGCGTGATGTTTGTGAGCCAGCCTATCAAGGCTATGGCGCCCATTGACCAGGCCTTTACCAAGATGCTCAACGACATTGTTTTGTTGATTGTAGGCGGTATTGGAGGCATAATGACCAAAGGTTTGACCAATGAAGCAACGGCTATGATGAACAATGTCAAGGCTGGCAAGGATGCTTATGTAGCGCCCCCACCTGCCCCAGTTGTAATGATGAGCCCGGCAGGATGGACTCCACCCCCTCCTCCCATGAGCCCCCCTACATTAGAAGCTGACCATGAGCGTGAAAGAATGGCTCAAGCAAGGGCTTCAAATGTTTAATCCTTGGTTAATCATCGGCGCAATTTGCGCTATTTTAGGAGCATATTTCTATGGACATCATCAAGGCTATCAAGAGTGCTATTCAGAAGCTGTTGCAAAAGTTGCAAAAGCCAATGACGAAGCCAGAGCAAAAGAGCGAGAATTAAACGAGAAAGTCAATCAGACTGCATCTGCTTTGAGGAAAGCCAACAATGAAGCTCAAGTTAAGATTAGCAAGCTCACTGCTGATGTGCAGTCTGGGGCTATGCGCTTGTCAATCCCCGTCACCTCCAATAGTGTATGTTCCGCCAACGCCGCCGGAACTGCCGGAGGAGATCAACCTCAAGCTAGAGCCGAACTTGACGGACAGACTTCTTCAAATCTTATTGCCATCACAGCAGACGGGGACAAAGCCATCCGAGCCCTCCAAGCCTGCATCACCAGTTACAACCAAGTGAGGGATTCCCTCAAGGAGAAAATAGATGATTAAGTACGCCATCCCCCTCGCAGTCGTGGCGCTTGTTGGGTGCTCTTCAACCAGTGATTACCAGAAGTATTCTGAGACTCAAGTAGCGATTGCCCGCTACAAAGCCGAGGCTGATAAAGCCAAGTACCAAGTGCTGGCTGAAGTGGTCAAGAAAGGCGATCCAACTGCATCTGTAGCCGCTATCATGTCTATGCAAATGGGTATGAATGGTGGCGGTCAAGATCAAAAGATTGACGCACCAAGGAATTCTGGGGATGATGCGCTTAAGTGGGCATCGTTGTTGTTACCCACAGTCGTTCAAGGATTTGGCATCTATGAAAACGCTAAAGTGGCTACCACACAGTCTAACAATGCTACAGCGACTGCTATCAATACTAATGGTACGTTTGCTTCAATTGCTAATACTGGGTCTAACAATCAGGCTTCTATGGCAGCTAATTCCAATACGGCTTTTGTGAGCATTGCAAATGGCGCATCAACTGCAATCTCAGGTATGGCCAGTAACTCAAATACTGCCTTAACAGGTATGGCTACTAGCGCTAATACAGCTTTAACAAGCATGGCGTCTACCAATGCTACTAACCTGTCAACTGCTTTAACCAATCAAGCTAGTGCGTATAACACGCTTTTGAGCACTGATTTAACCACTTTAAACAACGCTGTATCCAAGTTAACCACATCTCCTGTTGTGATTACGAACGGCATTATTCAACATTAAGGAGAGCGTCATGGCTATTTTTGGTTCTGGTCAAAATCAAGTTTACATGGATGAAAACGGAAATATTGTTTCTAGTCCAAATTATTCGTTGCCAACAGCACCGCCAGATGCAAGTTATGTAAACCCAGATTCAAGTAACTATGTTTCGAATCCAGGCACATCCTATGCAACGATCAATTCATTTGGTCCAGCAAACTATGGAGTTCCAACGTCTCCATCAAATGCAAGTAATGTAAACACTGATACAACTGCATCACCTCTTTCTACTTTACTTAATCAAAATCAATTTACAGATAATGCTATTTCTTTGCCACCATCTTATTATTCACCATCTGATAGTTCTCAATCTATGAGTCCTGCTGGAAGTCAAGTAACACCATCTTACACTCCACAAGCAGGTAGTTCATTATCTCCACTATCAAATCCTTCAATAGTGCCACAAACAGGTAGTTCATTATCTGCACAAGCACAACCTTCTAATAATATTACATATGATCCAACAAAGTCGATTGATGATCAAATCAAGGCGTTAACTAGTGTTAATGATAAAAATTCTTTGCTTAGTCAATACAATACATACAAAAATGTATCTAGTATGTTTGGAATAACCGATCCAACGCTCCTATCAACCATAGCGTCAAATCCAAATTTAAACGCAACTGATATTTCTAATTTAGCCAGAATAGCAAAAACTACAGATGCACAGAATGCTGTGACTGCGTTAAATCAAAATAAAGACCAGAGCCCTAATATGCAATCTTTGATGTTGAATAGTTATGCTAGTTCAATAGCACCGACTGCTCAAGATTTAAATGTAATTGCAAGTAGAGGTAGTTCTATTCCAGTTCCTGTTTATAGACCTGCATCACAAAGCACAAATTCTATGGGAGATGTCTTTACAGCAAAAAGCCCAATACTAAGTCAACAAACTGATCCTAGTGGCTATGTGCATATTACTTCAGGTGGGAAAGATTACTTAATAAATCCCAATAGCAATAGAATTGTAAGTATTAGTCCAGCGGGTTCATATCGACCTACTGGCAGTGCGTCCACTGGTTATAACAATTAAAATTTCCCAATAATATTTACAAAGTAATTGGAAACTCATATGAGCCCAGAAAAGTTGCACGCTTTAGGAATTGGATCTGAGTGGTCAGAGCCTTTGGTTACAACTTTTTCTACGTTTGGGATCAACGATGCTAACCGCCAAGCTGCGTTTATTGGGCAGTGTTCACACGAGTGCAACCATTTCAAAACACTGGAAGAAAACCTTAACTACAAACCAGAAACCCTTCAAGCCTTGTTTGGTCACAAGTTCAAACCAGAAGAGATACCTCTTTACGCCCATAAAGCAGAGAAAATTGCCAATCGCATTTATGCTAACAGAATGGGAAACAGAGACGAATCGTCAGGAGATGGATGGCGATTTCACGGCCGTGGATGTATTCAGTTGACTGGACACGATAACTACTGGCATTTTGGTCAAAATATTAACCAAAATATGGTAGCTAAACCTGAGCTAGTGGCCACGCCTATGTTTGCCGCTCTTTCCGCAGGTTGGTTTTGGAAGACCCATGGGTGCAATGAACTTGCAGAAGCCGAGAATTGGGAAGGGTTAACAAAGCGTATTAACGGTGGAACCTTTGGTTTGCAAGAAAGAATCCACTTAATACAACAAGCACTTCAAGTCTTGTCATAATTGTGCCTTTTATGTGCATTACCATCCGTGCAATCTAGCGGGGTAATGCATGAAAATCAAGCAGATAGACACCACTGTTTCGTACTGCATGGAAAGCTCCTAGGTGGGTTGAAAACCTCATTTTGGATTAACTATGTGACAATTGGGTCATAAATACTTGATTTTTTAAAAAATTTTATAGTTGCTTGGGTGTCTAACAGGGGATAAAATCGACATATGCAACTGCTGATAAGGGCAAAGAATGACTACGCCTTCTTACGTTCTAACTTACGATAATCTAACATCTTTAGTATTGCAATACTTAGAGCGTTCCGACACCGCTGTCGTTAACTTTATACCTACGGCCATTACTTTGGCAGAGTTTGAAATAGCTCAGGAAATCAAGACCTTAGGTCAAATGGTTGTTGTAGATGGCACCATGAATGCGGGTAATCCAGTGATTGCAAAACCTGCAAGATGGCGTAAAACAGTATCTATGACAATTGCAACTGCATCAGGCAAGCAACCAGTTTTACTTCGCAAGCTGGAGTATTTAAATGAATACTGGCCCAATGTATCCAACACATCTCAGCCTCTGTACTATGCAGACTATGACTGGGATCATTGGTTTGTTGCCCCTACGCCTGACCAAAACTACGCTTTTGAAGCTCTTTGCTATACCCGTTTACAGCCTTTGGCTTCTGACAATCAAACTAACTGGTTGACTCAAAATGCGCCAAATGCACTTTTGTTTGGAGTTTTGAAGCAAACCGCTCCTTTCTTGAAGGATGATCCACGTCTAGCCACTTGGAATGCGTTGTTTGACCAAGCAATGGCGGCTCTTAAAACAGAAGACACCCTACGTATTGGGGATCGTCAAACAGTTGTACAGGACTCTTAATCATGACTTCATACGTAAATCCGTTCACTGGGCAAACGATAAGCCCATCTTCTGTTAGCTATGAAAACATTACGATCAATTCTAATACTGTTCTTCAATGGCCAATAAACGGTAACACCAATACTCCTGCCAGTTCAATCATTGACTGTACAGCGACAACAACAGGGTTATTGCTTGAGTTACCCCCAGCCGCGCAAGTATCTACTGGACAAACAGTCCTCGTTAGGAACATCGGTACGAATACTTTTACGGTCACGGATAACTCGGGCAATACCATTATTGCTGTGACCTCTGGAGTGGCTCAGTTCATTTGGTTGACCGATAACACCACTACAAACGGCACATGGGCGTCTGTAACCTTTGGTGCAGGTACATCCTCAGCCAATGCTTCTGCGCTTGCTGGGTTCGGTTTAACGGCTATTGGAACCACTCTAAACGCCGCCATCCCAGTCTCCAACATCTATTCAAACACCACACTGACAACCAACAATAGGGCGTCATTCCAAGTTTGGTCGTCTGGTGTTGGTTCGATTACATTACCGTCATCTTCAACTGTTGGTGGTGGCTGGTTTGTCATTATCAGGAATGGTGGAACAGGTATTTTGACCTTGACACCTACTGGTACAGACACAATTGACGGAAACTCAACTCAACAGCTTCAGCTTACTGAGTCTTTGGTGGTTGTGTCAAACGGTAGCACTGGATACAACACCTATGCTTATGGCCGTTCAAACCAGTTTGCCTTCACTCAGTTGACCAAAACAATTACTGGTGGCACGATTACTTTGACCTCTGCTGAGGGTTCAAACGTCGTTCAAGAGTATTCAGGTACTCTGACCTCAAATGCAACAGTTATATTGCCCTCTACTGTTCAACTGTACTCTTTACAGAACGGAACTACAGGTTCATACACAGTTACTTTTAAGACGGCAGGTTCAGGAACAACTTTGGTTGTCAACCAAGGATCTACGGCTTTTGCCATCTGTGACGGAACAAACGTCTACAGCACAACATCAAATACAGCCTCTTCAGGTACGTTTACCGCTAATGTGGGTTCGGCAACTGCGCCATCCATTAACTTCTCAGGTAACACCAACACTGGCCTTTATTTGCCTGCTAGTAACACAATCGGTTTTACGGTGAATGGTGCACAAGCGGCGACATTAACTGCTAGTGGTTTGTATGTTGCCAATGGTATTTCTGGGGGAACATTTTGACGGCTAAAGTCACTGCCCTACAGATACAACCCGGCATCCAGCGTGACGGGACGCAGTTTGACTCGCCTATATATATTGATGGTCAGTGGGTAAGGTTTCAACGTGGCAGGCCCCGTAAGATGGGAGGCTACAAAGCCATCTTCTTGAATGCATCAGGCGTATCACGCGGTATGTTGATGTCGTCCTCAAACGGCTTGAACTACCTTGTATCTGGTAACGCCAACGGATTAGAGCAGTGG